ACTGTCAGTCAACTGGTTAACTCTAGCAGTGGGATTCATGCTCGCCACTCAGCCTATTATATTCGCACTGTACGTGGAGACAACAAAGACCCGTTAACACAGTTTATGATGGATCAAGGTATACCTAATGAGCCTGACGTAATGAAGCCAGAACAGACTACTGTGTTTAGCTTCCCTATGAAAGCTCCAGAAGGTGCAGTAACTACTGCTGATATGTCTGCTATAGAACAACTAGAGATGTGGTTAGCCTATCAGCGTAGTTGGTGTGAGCATAAGCCTAGTGTGACTATTAATGTTAAGAAAGATGAATGGTTCGAGGTAGGAGCATTTGTGTATAGACACTTTGATGAAATGTCAGGTGTGTCGTTCTTACCATTCAATGAGCATACGTATCAGCAAGCACCTTATCAAGACTGTCTAGCTACTGACTATCATATACTTTTAGATAAGATGCCTAAAGCTATTGACTGGAGTAAGTTATCCGAGTATGAACAAGAAGACAATACCGCAGGTAGCCAGACATTAGCTTGTTCTGGAGACAGTTGTGAGATTGTTGATTTAACTTAATGTGGATAGTAATAACTAGAAACCAATGCAACTTCTGTGATGCCTCGTTACAATTACTACGGGGCATTGCAGGTAGTCAGGTAACAACATACAATGTTCAATCATCAAGTAGTAAATGGCTATTGACTTTAATGCGTAAGTCAGGGTATACAACAGTACCACAAATATTTAAACCAGATGGCACTCACCTTGGGGGCTATACAGAACTACAGGAGTACCTAAGCAAAAATGGCTAAGAGTAATAAACACGATATAGTTAACAATCCCTTTCACTATGGATCTGGTAAGATAGAATGTATAGACTACATAGAAGACTTCTTAACTGAAGAAGAATACATAGGATACCTACGAGGGAATATAGCTAAGTACTTACATAGATGGAGATATAAGAATGGTGTAGAAGATCTAAAGAAATCTGAATGGTATGGAGCTAGACTTATTAAGTTAATGGAGAGCAAATGACAATAAACGAGGGAATACTTATAGGTAACTTAGCTTTGTCGGTGTACTTAGTCTGGGCAATATCTAAGCTAAATCAAGACATAAAGATGTTGTATGAAGGTCTAGCAATTACTATGGATGCAGTGGGTGTTAAATAGCCCCTCAGATGGAAATTAAGCGTGGTGTGACAGAGGTTAGAGCTTTAGATAGGCTAACCTACCTGCGAGGGAATTAATAGGTTCACACAACAAGTACAGAATCAAAAAAGCCGTAGGCGTCCTTGAGTGGATACCTACGGCTTTTTTATATTTACTCTTCTACCATTTTCATAGCTTGGTGAAGTGTCTCAGTGTTTCTTCTGCTCCACCCTCTACCAAAGTGTTTGTAGTCATCTAGTCCTTCATAGAAGGCTTGTCTTACTGTGTATACATAGTCTATTATAAACTTAGGATCTTTCTCCATTATAAGACCTACAGTCTGTTTACCTATAACACCATCAGGTGTCGCTCCTACTGCACGTTGTACAGCTTTAGCAGGTCTCTTCGAACCAGAATTTACACACCAATCATAAAGGCACCAATCGACCCCAGAAGGAACGTAATCCCCTTTAACTCGATCCCAGTAGTTCTTCTTGTAAATAGGAGCTACATCATCTGGAGTTAAGTCTCTCATCTCTTGTTCAGTAGACTCTCTACCAATCCATTCGTCGTATACTCTCTTAGTGACACCTAAATTAGTCATACCACCTTTGTCGTGTTTATTATTTACGTAGCCCCCTTCGTGTTCCAATAACATATGTAGGCATTTATCAAAGTTGTTCTTCATGTTTATTTCTTCCCAAAGTATTTACTTACACCACGCATACCAATACTAGCACTTACAATACCACCGAGGGAATACTGATACCAGTCAGGCATAATCTCTAGTGCAGTGAAACCTGCTTGCACTATCTGATTACCCCAGTCCCCACAAAAAGCTAGTATTAGAGGAATACTGAACAAAAGTGTAATCCACTCATCCTTCCAACTATTCTCTGTAGCCTTCATAGCGGCTATGTCCCAGTCTATTTCACCTGTAGCGATCTTCATCTTAGTCTCAGCTTCTGCTTTCTTTACAGCAGTCTTACCTTCGATCATAGTACCAGCTAAATTAGCTACTTGACCTATTAAGTTTAATCCTAACATCAGTAGTCATCCTTCTTCTTAATATTAGTAAAACCAAAGAAGGCAGTAACGATACCAACAACTGCGATACAGTATGTAGGAGCAATAGCAGTTAGGTTGTTTGCCGCAACTTCTTGTCCTAGTAAGTTACATATAATAATCATAACAGGATAGAGTAATAGACCTGCTAACGAGAACCAAACCATCTTACGTTGTTGATCTCTCTTAGAGTTTTCATCCTCTATCTGCATCCTTTTGTCGTCTAATAGTAAAGCATCCCATTCAGACTTATCTACTGAACCATTACCATCTAAGTCTGCTTTTTCAAATTCACTCATTCTAATCTCCTAGTCAGCGAGAGGGTTATCTAACGCCCTTTGCAGTTTATCCATTAGTTTAGTTTCTAACTCTTTCATAGAACCACTCTGTGACACTCTTACACGTTCTCTCTGGTTCTCAAAGCGAACTTCAGCATCATCAATCATCTTACGTACCTTGTCTTCATTGTCACGTACCATGTCTTCTACTCTATCTGTCTGTTGTTCTATGCGTAACAGATCATCTTTAAGTCCATTCTTAATATCTCTAGTGTATTCTACGCTTTCTTCAACCTTATCAGATATACCAGATACCTTAGCATCCATTACATCCATCTGTTGTTGATAAGCACTTAAGTCTAGTCCAGCAACTTCCTCAATCTTTTGATACATAACAAACCCACCATACAATCCAGCAACCACAGTGGAAATAAAGGTTATGATTGCTAACACAGATGCAAAAGACATCTTAACATTACCAGCTTTAATCTGTTTATCTGCAAGGTTATCAAATTCTGTGAGATCTACCATTAGTTTTCAAAGTCCATGTTGTTGTCAGATTGTAAGTTCTTTAGTGCGTCCAACTCATCTCTTAGTTTCTGTATCTCTAACCTACGTTGTGCAAGTTCTACTTGATACAAGTCATTACAGTTTATACGAGACTTAGGTCTATCTAAAGGTATAACTATACGTGCATACACACCTATGTCTTTATCTCTATTTGCAGTGTCGAAGCTAGACAGTACACCAGTTACACCATACTCAAGGTTTATACCACCACCTACAGCATTACTACAACGTAAATTGTTTGCAGAGAAACTATCTGATTGATAATTCATTGGTGGACTAGGTAACGACAAAGCGAGTGAACTACTCTCCGCAAAAGCAGAGCTAGATAAAATACATAGAAGTGCTGTTAATCTCATGCTGGCATACCATCAAGTCGAGAACAAATCCTAGAAGATACTAAGGTTTTTGATTCGAGTTGCCTTTTAACTTTAGAGGTTGTGCATACATAGGTAGCTTCATCCATATCGGACTTACGAATGTATACGCTGAAATTCTTACGGGTTTTATATCCTACTTTAATAATTCTGTATGTTGCAGAGAAAGGTATGCTCTTCCAGTTTAAGTCGTACACACCTATCTCATAATACTTGATCTCTTCTCTTGAATTAAACAGAGACATATCAACCTTAACTACACCAGTAACATGAGATGGTTTAACAACTGGGTAAGCTGGTGTCATCTCATGCCCTGTAGTAGAAAATGCCCACAGTAGAAAAAGTACTGTTAATCTACTTAGCAATACAACTAGCCTGTACCACTGCGGTATAGACCCCTCCGACGAAAGGTTTTGATGCGGCATAAGTAGCACTAGAAGCTGTAGAGAACCATGTAGAACCTGCAACCGTTAAATCAAAGACTGTAGTGTTGTCGTATACAACCTTAGCGGCATCGTAGCCTGACATACCTGCATCACTTGTTTGTGTAACACTAGTACTACCTGTCCATGCTACTGTATCAGTTAAGGCTGGAGAAGAACTAAAGGATGTTGGATGTGTAATGTTAGCTGTGTAGTAGTTAGCTAATGCTACATCAAATCTGATTACTGGTAGAACACCACCATCAGCAGGGGTAGTACTTAACTTGCTGGCTATTGGATTGCCATACACACCACTCTTTGTTGTTTGAATGACACACTTAGCTTCTACATTACCTGTAATATCTACATCAGCGTATGCTGGTAATGCTAAGAGTGAAAGTATTGCTATTGAATATTTCATTGTAATCCTCATTTATTATATTGCATGTCTATCATTTGCTCATGCAGTATTTGTTGTGCTAAATTATTACGTAAGGCTTTCTTGTTATCAGGTATTGTACTATCTTTTAAACCTGCGGCATCACTAAGTGTACCACCATTGATCTTTGCGTTGTAATACATATTGATATTAGTCTGTTGGTTTATTGCCATGATAATAGTATCTTGACCTTGTGTCTTAAATAGAGTTAACGCATTAGCTGAAGCTGTTAGACCCATCTCAATACGTGTGTTATCCTCTTCCTCTTCATCATCGTCTATACGATTACCATCTTTATCATACTTAAACTCTGTGTCATCGTCTATAGCATTAAGTACAGACTCATCTTCTAAAGCATCATATATTTCTACTTCGGGTATATCAGGTATAGGTTTAATGTATCCTGCACATGATGGATCAGACTGTGGATCGTAACACCTGTCAACTCTGTAACTATATATAACACTAGCATCTTCTACAGTACCTTCACCCTCAACTTCAATAAAACCAGTACCCCAATTAGCTGAAGGAATATTAGACAATGCAAAAGACTTAACTATAGTATTACTAGGAACACCTGACCAGTCGTCTGTCTCTCTAAACGTGTAGCCATCACCAGTAGCATTGTGGTTGCCAATATGAACCTTCATAGCATCTTCAGGGTTCTTTACTGTAGTATACCTGTATAGTAACCCATTAATGTCTAAACCTGCAACATCAGGTAACACAGAAGGCATACCCCAACTTAATGATGTAGATGCCGCATTACCTGTAGCTCCGTAGTAGTATGGCTCAGAGTAACAATAGGAAGGCAAGGCTACTAAGAATAACACCCAACCCAATCTTTGTTTCACCATTCTCATCGAACATCCTTTTGATTACATTGTTTTGATCTCTTTCGATCTCTTCTTCTACAGCTTCCATCTCCCAAGCAAGCCTAGCCTTATCTCCCACCAACCCATCCTTAGGACAGGGAGTTCCAGCGTTAAGCATCGCATCAAACACCCTTTCGTCCTGACACATAATAGATACTGCGGCTACTTTCATTCCCATATCGTACATAGTCTTAGCGTTCTTTAACTTCTCACAGTTCATATCTCTTACAGTACGACCAGCAGAAATACCAAGTATCTGTGTTTGTACTGCACCAGCAACACCTACAGTACATAAGTCACTGTTACTTGCGCTAATTTGTGGGGAAATTGCAGAGGGTGGTGGACTGTTGATGGTTGTGTCCATCTTTCCGTCCGATATTACTGTACTCTCTGACTTGATTATGTCGTCATCAGCAAATGCAGGGCTACTGATTAGTAGGGTAAGTAGTATAAGTAGGGGTTTCATTTTCTCTCCACAAGTCTATCTATCTTTTGTTCTATCCTGTCAAACTTACCCATTATCTGACTGAGAACCTGAGTAGATTCAACTTTTGTAACATACTCTTCTCTAGTACGATTTAATAAGATCTGTAGCCTTTGCATTTCAACCACGTAACCACGTAGTATAAAACCAATAAAACCAACGCCTAGTGTTAAGACACTACTCCATAGATCAGTTATCTCCATTATCTAGTTTCCTATAGCTTGGTACATCATAGTTTGATTATTACCAGAGGAAGTACCTTCGTTGATTATTGTAAAAGTACTTAAGTTTACTGGAAGACAAGCTACAGAATAATAGTCAACTTCAAAGTCCCCTGATGCCCTGTTATCCATAGGTGTAGCATTAACAACCCAAAAGTTATTAGGAAAAGCAATAGGTAAAGTCACTGTCTTATTCTGTGCCGCGTTTACACCTGTAACTCTCCCCCACTGCATGTACAAACCTGATGGAAATGTTTGATATCCACTCTCACTTAAACTAGATGTACCTTGTGTAGCCGCTTTAAGTTTAGCTGGTGAAACTAAACTCTCTGTAGTACCTGTTCCAGTCTGCCATACGTTAGTAGCCTGAGTTCCTAGCAACCCTGTTTGAACACCAGATGTATTTGTTACTATAGTATCATCTAATATTTTAAACAAGTTAGTAGACTGGTCTAAATAACCCATATTAATCCAAGCATCATCTGCTTCAGATCTAACTTTTAATATATTAGCTGAGGTATCATACCAAAGCATATTAGCGTAAGTAGTAGTAGGAGCAGAACTACCGCTACTTAAACTACCTAATGCTTGTAGTGCATTATTTAAATCTGACCTAAAACTAGGGAAGGTTTGATTAGCGATACTTAAATCGTTCTGTGACATTATTAGTATTCCTCTACATAAGCTGTCAGCGAAGTAACAGACGGGGTTATATTATTGCTTGAAGATGTAAGTTTAACTTTAAACCTAAATGCTCTTGCACTAAGGTCTGCTACTTTAATTGCTGTATAAGAAGACCAAGTAGGAGTTCCAGCTGGATCATCTTGTGTTGTTGAGACTAAAGTTATTATATTAGTATCAGCAAACTGACTATTACCACCAAGGTCATCGAAGAAACCAACACCATCATCAAACAAATCAGGCTGGTCATCAAATAACCCAGCAGTATCGTCATGTCTTACTGTTGTAGCACTTACATATACTCTGCTCCTGTTAACTTGTCCATTGTGTGTCTCTATATGATTACTAAATAAGTATTCACCTTCAGAAGGGGAGGTTACATAATCATCTAACCTTAAACTGTTACTAACAACCTCTGTATTAGTTTTAGAGCCTGTAAAAGAAGGGCTATCTGTCAGTGTTGTTGACTGGCTTAGAGGTGCTATATTAGCTAGTGGTACAATTACAGAGGTGTGGTTAACAGATCCTATACCAGATTTATCATAGGCTTTAACTAAGTATGTACCTGCTCTAGCTGGAACCGATACACTAGAAGCTGGTCTAGGCACTTTATCTACGTAAGTTAGAGAGTTAGCCCAAGTAGCCCCTGCAAATTCAGTAGAGTATCTTATTCTATAGTATGATAAATCAAGATCTGGTATAGCTTCCCAATCAAGAGTAATAACAGAACCATTAACTTCAGCTACAAGACCAGTTACATCTGATGGAGGAGCTAATAGTCCAGAGGCATTTATACTAAATAAATACTCCCACTCTCCTTTAACTCCAAAAGTGTTGATAGCTCTACCTCTAAAATCGTAGTTACCATCTTCAAGATCTACAGCTTCAAAGTCACCAATCTGACCAGTTCCTAGAGTAATCCAGCTATCTGTATCGGCAGAGGATAACTTAAACTCACACTCTACATAATCTATTCTCTCACTAGCACCAGAAGTTACAGTAAGGGTAATAATATTAGTTAGCTTCTCCCGTATAACTTGAGTTCTAACAACTGCTGACAAGCCTACCGAAGGAACTAAGAAGGGAGATAGTAGTGAAGTGTTGTCTCTCTCGTATTTTACACCGTCATCTACTTCATCAAATACAGACTCAGCAGTCTCACGTAGTGTCATTTGTGTTTGTAAATCTAAACCGTCTGTAAGACCAAACGACCAGCTAACAACTTCAAACTCTTTTCTATTGTCACCTTCTTCTGTAAGAGTCCAACCAAACCTTTCGTTAGATATTCTTACGTTGTCACCAACCTGTAAGGCTAAAGTCCTAAGACCAAAACTAGCATTAACTGTAAGCTGTTGTCTATTACGCTCCAAGGAAATTAAACCAAGTCTTCTAGCTTCTATATAGTTGTCAGTAAAAGAAAGATCTACATCCGCTACAGATTCTTGACCTCCATCAGCGACTAGATATGCAGGGCTAGTTACTTGTGGGTAATCTGTTACTTGCCAGTTACTTTCTTCACCTCTAAACGTACCTTTAATAACATTAAAGTTATCTCTTCTAGAGTGTCTAGTAGAAACAGATATACCAGACCTTAAATCGTCTTCGTTTAGATCCATTACTGTATCAGTCCAGTAAGCAGACTTCATACGCCACTTACCTTGAGCATACCACAAAGATCCACCCATAGACTTAAGTAACTCACTCATCATATCATAAGGTGTAGATGCAGTGGTAAACGATCCGTTACAAGTATACCTAGTTGTACCAGCAATAGTATTAGTTTGGTCACAGATATTAGCTGAACTAATAACAAGTGTGTCGTCTATATTAACTATGTTTTCTTCTAGACCATACTTACTTGTAAGGTAGTCTCTTAAGCAGAGAGCAGGGTTATCTGACCAAACTGTAGTACTAGTACGAGGGTCGTATAACTTCTTACCTTTTACTAAAGCAGTTATAACAGGTATACCATTAGGGAAAGCATCCGCATTAAACTTAAGTCTAACATACATATATGCTACACCACGTAGTCTGTACTCGTTACCCCACTCAGTAGATTCTTCAACTAGGTCAGCATCTGCTAACTGATCTGTAGAACCGTTGTGAGTATTAATCCTAACTAGTCTCTCTCTCATTGATGCAAGAGCGGCTAAAGCAGGGTATATGCCACCACCCAATAAAAAAACCTGTAGTTCTTCATACGTTGGGAACTCAGTACCAACCCCTTCAGGTAAAGTTGAGTAATATCTACCTGACTGAAAAGTAGACTCTGGAAAATTCCTAGCTTCTTTACTATAGTTTTCACTAACTAAGTATCCACCAACTGTTGCAGAAATTAGATCGTCATTAAGATAGAAGCCATCAAAAGACTCTACCTCGTGTCCAGCTACAGCAATTACTCTATGTAAGAATTTATTATTGTTACCTGTAGCTTCATCAAATACTATAGCCCCACCAACTTTCATCTTACCATATATAATCTGATGGTCTTGAGCAGGTCCGATAGAATTAGTGTCATAACCTCTATTAGCTCCTGATGCAGTAGGTTTAGGTGCAAGAGCCTGTAAAGCCGCACCCATAGCCGCAGTAACTAAGAAGTGAGTTGCAAAATGACCACCTATAAACACTGCACCTGTAGTAAGCCCAACTGTAGCTGTACTAATCGCCGCACCTACAAGAATTCCTGTTGGCATATTATAACTCCTTCTCGTATTTAGTTTCTACTTCATGGTATCCCATGCGTGTAAGGAAGTTTCCAATAGGGTTCTTCTTAGAAGATGAGGCCATAACTCTAGTGATACCATCCTCTTTCAAACACATCTCTACAAACTTAAACAGGCGTTTACCAACTGTAGATTTTCTGTAGTCTTTGTGTACATATACTGCGTCATAACAACCCATAAGATCTCCTTTAGTTGTTAAGGGGGCTACTACTACAACTAGAAAGTAACCAATCAGTAGCCCTTCTTTTCTAACAGTAAAGAACTTTAGTTTGCCTTGTTGTTCTAATATAAAGTATGATTCCCAGTCTATATCTAATTCTATTGTAGGATGACCAGATTCACTCCACTCTAGTATAGCTAGTGGTGCTACTTCATCTTGAGCAAGACTTAAAACTTCTTGCTGATACTTAATTACCACTCTTACGTCCCCAAGACACTTGCTTATCTTGCATACTCTCTACAAAGTCAAACCCTTGATCGTTCTCGTAAAGAGACTTCTGATAACCAGATGTAAATCTAGCTACTCTAGCTCTCTCAAGATCAACTAACTTATTCTCTACTGTAAGCTCTACAGAGGAAGTTTCAGCTTCTTCTTGTATATTCATTTGGTCCATGTAACCTGAGAATATCTCATTAAATTGGTTTGAGCTACCCTGTAAGATAATTTTAGATCCGTCTTCTAGTAGTATGTAAGAGCTGTCTTCTTGTAGTAAACTTCCATCAGAAACTGTAAATGTACCAAAGTATATATTACATACACGACCTTGATATGGTTGACCAAGAGCTAGTGAAATGACATTACTAGGTATGCCGTTTAAAGTTACAGTAGCACCCTTAACAGCCATCTCAGATGTTTCTTCTATTGTGGATATGTTAAGTAAGTCTCCTGCTCCTACCCACTCAGTTCCATCTGCTAATATAAGAGTTCCTTGACCAGTCCACATTCTTAGTGTGTTCTCTCCATCAAACTTTAGCTCTACAGCGAAGAAGGGTCTAACAACATCTTGTGAGATACTTTGTATAGTATCGGGTATTAAATCTCTTGACATTTTAAGTTACCTTTTATTATTTAATAAGACCATGCAATACTGACAGAACCATTGTCAAAAGTATTAGAGCCTGTTGGTACTACTCTAAGTTGGGTTAGTTCACCACTTAATGTTTTAGAACCTGCACCTACTCGTTGTTCATTCTGATCAGGATCTACTACAGTATGTGTTTGTACAAATCTATTGGTTGTATGAACTCTTGTAAATGTCATAGCACCTGTCCATTTGGTTTGTGCGTTGGAATCAATAACCATACCTAATGTAGACTCAAGGCCACCACTCCAAACACACCTAGATATATAACCTGAAGTTTCTATACCACCTGAATCACCTAGTTGTATAAGTAAATCGTCATTATTATTCAGGCTTAATTGCTCAAGCATTACTGTAACTTGACGTACACCAGCAGGTATAGATGTAAAGTTTACAGCAGAAGTACCTGATGGTGACACAGGAGCAAGAGAACCACCGCCTATGTTGTCAGCTACTATAGATCCTGTTACGGTAATGCCTGTTGCTGTTGTGGCGAGTTTGGATGCGTTGTTATGAAATAGAATTACGTCGCCGTCAGCGTTTGCCTGAACCATTTCTTCACCAGTGTACTTCTGAATCCTAACACTATTAGAACGAATTGCAAGAACACCTTGGCCAGCATCATCTATATAACTATTAAAACCATCATGGTAAATCTGCAAATCAGACCCAGCACCGAAGATGGCTTTACCATTATCTGGTAGTTTTATATCGTTATTAAATGTAGCAGTACCAGCATCAGACATATCAAGGTTGAGGGCAGTTATAATAGAGCCACCATCATTACCTTGAAAAATCATGTCTCCGTCAGCAGTATTGGCGCGAAGAATTACAGAGTTTGGAAAGGTATCAAGGTCAATTAAGAATTGTTGCGTTCCTGCATCCTTGAACCTAAAGTCTCCACCATCTGCATCAAAAATAATGTCTCCTGCAACGTCTAGTGTTAGGTCGCCAGAGCTTAGGGCAATCGTAGTGCCGTCAATGTTGATGTTGTCAATGTCTATGCCAGCGAACGTAGGACTATCACCTGTAGCAACAGCTTGTCCTATAGAAAACTGTGTACCAGTTAGAGTTACCCCTGTACCTGCTGAGTATACAGCGGAAGCTGACACATTAACAAACACAATAGCTGTTGTACCAAAAGTTATAACACCTACAGTATTCATTACATCAAGATTACCAGCTCCTGTATTACCTTCCTCAACGAAGAAAGCATCACCTTGACCAAAGGAATCAGGATCAGATGGTCCGTAGCTGTCTGCATCTGTAGCTCTTGTTAGAACCCAGTTAGTGCTACCTGAACCAGTATTAGTAACTGTATATACACCATTCTGAGCTTGTGCTGTTTGACCTTTAACTAGAACACGATTACTAGAAGATAAAGTAACTCCATCCAATGCTAAAGCTACTTGAGTTGAGTTGTTTGTTAGGGTAGCCCCTACTCCAGCAGTACCATTATTGTAAGTGACTGTAAGATTACTGCTACTCTCAACTCTACAAGGATCGTGGTAGTGTAATCCAGCGGCGGCTATTGTGTCTACATACTGTTTACTAGCGGCTTGTAAGGATGCTGTTGGGTCTGCATTAAGAACTAAAGACCCAGTCATAGTGCTACCAGATTTACTTACGAAGTCAGTACCTACTGCTGTCTTAAGTTCACCAAAGGTAATAGCTTTTGTTTGACTGGCAGTAATGTCAACGACAGCAAACTCATCTGCATTAGCTAAGTCAGCACCAGTAATATTAGGTAGTTCTGTTATTTTCTTATCAGCCAAGTTCTTATTCCTTTATGTGACAGCTTCTACAGCCTCAAAAGAGATACCGTATATTGATGCGTTATTGATAGACCACGAAGTCATGTTTGTTGCTAGTCTAAAGACCCCTTTAGGGGAATTAAATGTTACAGTAGCACCAGTGTAAGTAGACCTTAGTGAAGGCCATATTTGTATTGTACCATCACCATCTTGATCTTGTAGTACTTGATGCAGTCTAGAGGTTGTAGCAGACCCTAGTTGTATGTAGTCACCAGCTTTAAGAGTTCCAGTCATAACAACAGTAGCCTCATCTTGTCCAGCAGTACCAGTCAATACACAAGCACTTACTGTACCTTGTGGGGTAGCATAGTCAGGGTCTCCTAGTAAGAAAGTACCATATTGACCTTTAAGTCCTACTAACATAGCTTTCCACTCAGCGGCCTTATCTCTGTGTACCGAGGGAATATTAACTGATGCCTCCCACTTCTGACCACCGTGGGAAATAATCTGTTGCTTGTATGTAAAAGGAGACTGAGAGACAGCTACAGAGTTAACAGCTCTAAGCTCAATACTCTCAATACCTATTGTAGTTGGTGTAGCTAGTGGGTAGGTTAGTGCCATGTGTTATATTCCTTATAAGTCTAACCGAAGGTAGCTTTCATTGTACCGCCTCTACGACGATCATTTAACATCTCAGATTTAGTCATCTGAGCAATCTTAGGTGCGGCTTGAGCTATTATTCTCTTAACGCTGTCGTCTCCATTAGCAGAGAAGTTAAAGTTCTGTACGACAGTAGTAGCACCGCCACCTTCCATCTGTACTCCTAGCTTACCGTTAGCTCCACGTTTAAGTGGCATGATAGCTTCAGGTCCAGCTTCTCCCATTAGTCCAGTTTTACCACCAGACATAGCGAATGTAGTAGGGCTTCCAACTACTCCACCATCAGCGTATGCTTGTACTTGAGAGCCACTAGATATTACACCCCCATCAGCGAAACCTAATGCTCCAGAGATAGCGGCAACAGCCTTTTTAACTACAAGAACTTTGTACAACTCTGCAATTATTTCTCTAGCCATAGATTTAAAGGCATCCTTAACAGAAGCTGTACCATCAACCATAGACATAAATGCTTTTTCCATAGAAGCCTCTATAGAAGCACCTAAAGCCTCTTGCTCTTGTTTAGCTTTCTCTAGAGCTTCGTGACGTTTAGTTTCAGCATCTGTAAGTTTAAGAGTGTTTTCTATTTGCTTAACTTGAGAAGGAGTTATTATACCATCATACTCTTTTTGTACATCTAGTATCTTTTGCTTAATATCTCTTTCACTACCAAAGAGTCCTACAAGTTCTCCCTCTACCATCTTCTCATGTTGTAGTTGTTCTATATATTCTGCTAGAGCATCAGCGTCTTCTTGTGCTTTTGTCTTCTTAGGATCATCGTATATAGAAACTCCACCCATAGTAGGATCTCTATCAGATGTAGTACCTCTTCCACCATACTTACCTAGTCTCTGAGCGGCATCACTACCTTCCATAATACCATAAGATATTTGAGATAGTTTCTTTCTTCTCTCTAGTAACTCATGCTCTTGAGCATTTAAAGCCATAGCTAGGATTATTGCATTTTGATCTACACCTTGAGCTGTTAACTTCTCTTTCAGTATATCCTGAGCAATCTGGAACTCTAGATCGCTAAGTTCTTTCTGGGTATACTTATAAGTAGTTGACTCTTTGCCATATCTTAATTCTATTTCAGAGAGTTGGTTTTTCTTAGACTGTATCTGAGCTGATCTATCTAAGTCTTTATTTATTTTATCAAGTAGCTTCTGAGCTTTTGCTAACTCTTGTACGTCAGCTTTTACGCCACCCATACCCATAAGAGCTACATCTGTTTTACTGGGGGAAGCAATACCTCGACCACCGCCCCTATTTTTCATATCAGCATACTCTTTGTCTTTAAGATCTTTAACAATCTTAGCTACTCTTTTTTTACTCTCTAGAGCTTTTGCTTCTTCCTCCTCTTGGAACTTATAGAAGTGTTGAAGTGCATCTACTTGCTTATCTTGAGCGTTTTGTTTTTCTTTATTGATAACACTTGATATATTAGCTTGTTCAGCAAATAAGGCTAGTTGAGTAGTTAACTCTTTTGTAAGTAAACCCTCTGTTGTTAGAGAGTCTACTATAACTCTGAAACTATCAGTTAAGTTTTTATTACTGCTAGTGTCTAATCCAACCAGTATCTCTTTTGTTCTTTTTAGCTTAGTGTAATCTTCGTTTAATTCTTTTAATAACTCCACGCTTGATGCGTCTGCAAAGCCACCTTGATTTGCTTTTTCACGTTCTAAGGATTGTATTGTGCCAGCTACAGCATCTAAGTCTTTAACTAATAATCCAGCACTCTCAAATAAAGCAGTCTTATTTCCCTCTGCTATAGTAGCATAATATTCTCTAACTAATTTTAAAGTGTTTGACCATTTGTCTTCTATAGCTTGTACGCCAGATAAGCTACTATTAAAGGTAAGTGATTCAAGACTATTAAGAGCCTCTATTAACTCTTCAATTTTATCTTTCGCGGATTTAGAATTACCGCTCATCTCCACAAACATTCTACCTACAGCAGAACCAATAGGTATCATAATACCAAGTGCGGCTGACAAACCTACAGCGGCTTTCATACTTAACCCAAGAGGACCAGCAATCATAGGTAAGATACCTGCTAACTGAGAACCCTGTTGGCTAAATGCAACAAAAGCACTTGTTCCACCCTGAACCTGAACTGCGAAGTCACCAAACTGATAACCCATCTGCTGAATAGCCATGTTCGCGCCATTCATTCTGTTTCTAGTATTACCTACGTTTCTGTTTAGTATAGCAGTAGAAGTAGATAATGTATTAGTAGTCTTAGCCGCGTTTAATTGAGCTCTAGCATATTTTTTTATGATTGGTCCAGCTTTTTGATACGACATATTAGAATTACGCATTTGCCTATTTATTTCTACAAGACCTTTTTTGTATTGCTTCTCAGTAATAGCTTGACTAGCTCTTGCACTAGCCAGTTTCTTAATACTAGCCTCAAGTTTCTTAGTTCTATCTATAGCGGCTACTGTGCCTCTATCATCAACTGAAATTGTTAGTTGAATTTGACCTACATCGTTAGCCATTCGCTACTCCTATATAAACTAAATCAACACGCTTTATTGCAACTATATCTCTATAATTAATAGGTGTATCTGTTAGCTCTTTCCACGCTTTAATTTCATTATAAGTTATCGGGTTAGGTCCAGAGAATCCCATAGATCTACTATTGCTTAATGCAATAAAGGCAGACCAGACATATGACAGTAGCGATGGAAAATGTGTCGGGGGTTCCAGTGCTTCAGGTCTACGTCCAATCTGCCTTTCTACTTGTTCTAAATGTTCTCGTTCTGTAGTGCCATCCTTATCAGGTTTGTTGAGCTTAAACTGGTGTTCAGCCCAATCACACAACTGATTAGTTAGGCTTTCGTAAAATCCAGAGAGTCCGCAAGTGCCTCCTCAATCTGATCCTTAATCCAAAATACTTCGTCGTAAAGATCCTTAGCCTTAGTAATAGACAACTTAGGTTGCTCTTTGTTGTAGGTTATGTTCCACTCAGAAGTTATCTTAGATAACATATCAAGTGTAGCCTTTTCCATCTCTTGAGCAGTTATGTCTGTCTTCTTATTAGACTGCATGTCCTTAAGACGTTTGTTTGTTTGTTCGTGCATTAACTCTTTGTACTCTTTAGAGTGAGTAGCATATACAACAATAGTCATATCTGTCTTATCATCATTCTTAAGTACAACACCAGTGTTAGGGTGCTTTAGCTTTACTTCTACAGTGTTACTTGTAGGTTTTAGATCCATTAAATCCATGTCGAGTTCCTTTCGGGGAAATAGTATCGGGTGAATTATGTTAAGTGTGAGGACTTCCGACCCGACTCAGAAGCCCTCACTAACCTTAGCTAAGGTATTACGTTATGAAGGTCGTGTGATCTTCAAGTTAGTTGCTTCAGTTGAGTCAAATAGAGCAACGAAAGACATACTAACCATTCGGCTTGTAGGTCCGTCTACACCAACATCAGCACTGTTTATTTTAACTTTAGGGAACTGGAATGTGTAAGCGTTAGCACCTGTAGGATCGTTAACTGATACTTCAATCTCTGTCTCTGTTTCGTTAAGGAAACGATTGATTAATGCCGCATCCTCAAAGTAAGCTGTTAGTGTTCCTTCAACTTCTGCTCTACCATACTCTAATGAGGGTGCGCTATCATCTCCGATTACGAAGGTGGGTGCGAAGGAATTAGTCAGTGTGAAGTCTAGTGCAGTTACGATAGCTACATTAGATGCTCCACCTACGTTACCAATACCAATGTCACCTGAATAAGCATCAAATGGTGCGGCTCCTGAAGCGGCTGTCTGTGTCTTCTCAGTAGCACCTATAGTCATATCTTTACCTACCATACCGAAAGTAGTAGCTACCATCTGGTTAGGTGCAAGAGAAATACCCATAGTGGAAACTGAGCAACCCGTGAATAGTCTAGCTTGGTCAATATCTGCGGCGTAATCTTCTATAGAGAAGAACTGAGGTGTTGTACCTACCTTAAGAACATCAGTTGAAAAAGTATTAAGCATAGCTGACTGTAAGAAGTCGTCGTAGTCAGCATCTCTTAAGTCTACAACAATGTCTCCACCTACTTGTCTGTTGCCGTGGCGATCTACACGAGGCATACGGTCAGCTTGGATGTCGTTACCAGCTACACGGTCTTTAGTTAAGTTTAGTGAGTGTGTGCTGAATGGAAGGTTAGTAAATGAGCCAGCAGGTGTCGTACCGAAAGTAGTTTCGGCTTTGTAAGACAAGCTGGAGCGTGATCCTTGTGCAAAGGCCATAGTGTATTCTCCTAGTTATTTATAAATGTACCATCCGATATTAATCGGAACATAGTACCAAGGGCTGTCAATCAAACCTTGTCGCCGTTCAGCGTAGTCGATTGATACTTTTATTGTTTGTGATTGTGCGTTAGTAAACGATATGTCAGTAGTAGCTTGAAATGCGTTTATAACTTTGTTAACGTAGTCGTCTGCGGTTGAAGGTCCATTACCCTCTGGAGTAAATACTGTAACAGCAAATACACCTTGATACCTGAGTTGAGGATTTAAGCCTCTTACAGCAGGTCTAGTCACTGTAGGCAGGTACATTACCCTAATAAAGCTAGTGCCTGTTGTAGGCTCAAATACTACGTTCTCGTAAGCAATGGTGGGTAGGTTAGCCGTTGTTGAGATGTGTGTCTCAAGTGCGGCTCTTATATCATTATGTATACTAGCCATATTTATTCCTTACTGTCTCAAATATCTTATAAGGTTGTGTTAGCCTCCAGTTAGGTCCACCCTCTTCTACATCTATAGCGTGAGGTGATCCATTTCTAAGAATTATACTATCTTTCCTGTTAAAGTCTTGTATACTATTTATGTCGTTTAGTAGATTGTTAAGACCTTCTGTTGCCATAGATACTTTGTCTTGTTCTTTAGGTCTACCTTCAGAAGACTTACCTCTAGGTCTACCTGCACCAACACCGTAGGAAAAGGATGTTATATAAGCACCAGTATCTACTGTAGGAGTAGATAAGTCTATAGTAAACACAGCTATATCCTCTAAGGCATATTTTACACCTAACTCTATAGCTTCATCTATTTCTCCGTATAGATTGGACATAGTTTTCTTTAAGCCTAATACTTCTTTCATATCTTACTCCTGTACATCACATATGTAACACATAGCGATACCATTAGAAAATATAGATACTGCCCTAGTTACTTTAACTGTATCACCATTACCTATAATTAAGTCGTCAGGAAAAGGGTCTATACCTGAACCAAGATAAGGTACTACACACTTACGTACACCTCTAATAACTTCCTCAGGGTTAGCACTAGAGTAATCATAGAAGTAACCAGTAAAGCTATAGTCAGTCGTAGCTGAGTTTTCTATAGAACCTGTAGTTGTATTATAGCTACCGTCCGTAGTAATTTTACGTAGTGTAAGTGTTTCACCAAAATCTTCAACTAGCTTGAGTAAGTCAAATGCTCTAAAAGACATATGTTACTCCTTCTATTCGTATTCAGGTGATTGGTAACTTGGTGGGTTCTTAAATCTATCTCTTCTGAAAGAGCCTTCAATGCGGTTAGTGTTTTGCCTTACAGCTTCTACTTTACTCTTAGTAATACCACCAGCTAGTACCCCTACCGAAGCACCTGAAGTTTTACCTTGGTACTCTAGGTTGTCTGCTAGAGAGTAGTAGTGTTTAGCTAAGTCAGAGTAGTCAGCTTTTAAGGCTCCACTAAGCTCTGTGTTAACTTTTCTAGAGTATTTAGATGCTATAGCTCTGGCAGACCAAGCTCCAGCGTAATAGACATTATTACCACTCTCAGTTAGAGAGAAAGTAACTTCTTCATCTTGTACTTGTTGATCAGTTGTATCAGTATCACCTACCAATAGTCGTACTGTGTTGAGACGACCAGAAGCCGTAGTTGTATTTAGATCCGTTGGATCGTAAGACCAAGCCATTCAGTCGTCCCCTTTATTTATTCTCCGAGAATGTTATCTCTTATTTTATAATAATCTTCTGTAATCCAACGATTGTTATTTAAGAACCGACGAATAAGACCTCGTTGCTTATCATCTATCTTTGACTTCTTGCACTTCTTAGTGTTAAACTCTGTTGTACTAGAGGTTCTATCTTTAACTTCGTTGTTAAGTAAGTTAACAAGTAATTCGAGTTGCTTACCAGAGAACTCTGATAGTCTATCTCCAACTTTTGTTTGAACTACTAATTCTTCATTGTGGTACAAATAACCAGAGGCGTATAGTATTGCAACTTTATCTTGATGCAAACCTCGCTCTAACCAGTTAAAATGATCTCCACGTTTCCAATCTCGATTGTCTGCGCTAATAGGCATTTTTATAAAGACAGGCCAATCTACCTGCCATCCCAAATATGATGGGTGCATAGGACTACTCCGTTATAAGGATACTGTTATGTTCTTTTATTATTTGGGTGCAACCCCAAGCGATTAAGCTCAGGGTTCACCAGTATTTTATATGTTTTAGTTCTTACTGAACGATAGCGTTAAAGAAGTAACCCAAGTCAGCACCAACAACTTTCATGTCGTATGCCATTTTAACTTGGATATGCTCTGCAACTTGCTGACGCTTAAGAGCATCGTCAGAGTATGATTCAACAGTAACACCTAAGTTGTTTACACTTGGGATATTGTTCCAAGCGAATGTCAAACCAGCCGCAGGTGTCATAAGACCTGAAGAGCGTGGTGTGTGTACTAGTAAAGCATTTTTACCGCCGATGAAAGCAGATGATTCTGCTAAGCCTTCAGCCGCTGTATTTTCTACAGCTTCCATCACTAGGAAGTTTTCCATTCCGAAGATTTCAGCTAACTTACCGTCTGTGATCAATGCAGGGTTGTTGATAGTAGAACCACCATTCAAACGTGCAAGGATGTCAGGGTGGTTAACCAAGATGTCACGAACTTCTTTACCAACAACCATTGTGTTTGGCTTAAAGCCTCCAGAAACTAACTGCATACCGCGTGCGCCAGCAGTTACATCTGAGATAGGTGTTGAGTTTGTGTAGTCGTTCCAGTAGACTGGAGTTCCAGCACCACTTGCCGCACCAGCTACTTCTGTTGTCCAAACGCCAGTTTTGAAGAATGTATCTGCAAATGCTTTTTCACGATGGATTAAGAGACGGTTAGTAAGTGTTTCTGCACCAGCAGAACGAATTTCTAACATTGCATCTTCGTTAGCAAGTGTTTGCTCGTCGAAGTCCATACCTAGACCATATACGTCTGCGAAGTATGAAGAGTTAGAGATTGCCATACCAATACGGTTCACTTCTGTACGTGGTGCTAATTTCTTAACATCACCAGAGCGATTCATATTCGCACGGTCATAAATGTAGTATTTATCAGACTGTCTTTGTACGCCCACTGTTGGGAATACTTTGTCAGCAATAAAAGTTGATTGTTCTTGTACATAAGCAAGCGTTAAGTTAGATAACGGCTGATCTATATGTACTGAAGAGGGAGTTAATAATGGCATTATGTTGTTCCTTTAAAATGCTGATTTAGGCCGCTAAATTGCCACCTTGGATCATTTCTATTTCGATGATTTGTCCATCTACACCAGCTTCACGGGCATAGCCTAAGATAACGTCACCAGTTGCGGCTGTTAAAGCATCGCCAGCGGCGTCTGTTTGTACTGCGGCTCCAGCGGCAATAGTGCCACCAGCAGTTACCATTACTGAACCAGAAACGGTTACAGTTACAGCGTTGCCAGCAGTTCCGCCTACGATGCAAACACCGATAGCGTTTTCGCCAGCAGAATCAGCTAGGTCTACTTGACCATCTGACTCAAGAGTTACGAATTTGAATTGTGCTGAAGATAAATCTTCTCCAGCGATGAAAGTACGGTTGTCACGAGACTGCATTACCGCCATGATTATTCCCCTTTGTAGGTTTTGTTAATAAGTGACTTACCTTCGTCAGTCTTAGCTACAACAGCGTAAGCCTTGGCGTATTCACTTTTCTTTAGTTGGTTGTCGTCCATGTAGGACTTTACAAGACTATCTAGTTTGTCTGAAGATGAGGCAAACTCACCGTCTACATCGGACTTACCAAATTCTTCCATAGATGCTCCGATAGATGCGTCACACGCCTTCAATGCTTCCATGATTTTTTCTTCTTCTGCGAACTTCTCTACTAAAGACTTAGCAACAGCTAGGTCAAAGTGTGGTAGAGCTTCTTCAGCACTCTTAGTTAGAGCAACGTCAGCTTTTTCTAGAGCCGCCGCTTCAAGTGCTTTAAGGACTGGAGCTGGAATGTCAGATTTAACTACCATCTCACCCTCTATGTCCATCATTTCTACTTCAGCTTTCTTTTCGATTGCCTCAGCAGTTATTACGTATCCGTTGTCGATAAGACCTTTACGAAGTGTTTCATTTTCAGCTTTAAGTGCTTCTACTTCAGCTTCTAGAGGGTTAACCTCTTCTGCCTTCTCAGCAACTTCAACTTCTTCTGCAACTTCTTCAGCTTTATCCATGTTGTATCCAAGGGCTTTCATTGCGTCTGCACGACCACAACCTTTGTCCTCCATGTAAGCGGCTACTTTAGTTTCCATTTCTTCATTCATTTTGTTTATACCTTCAAAGGAATTGTCACGCTTGAATAGACTAACCATTGCCTGAGCATTGGCTGGACGGTCCACTAGGGATAGTTCTTCAAGGTGCAAGTTTTTTAGGAGATTAGGCAAGTTAGATTTCCTCCTTAATAGCACGTCCACCTATAGAGAACGCGGCGAGTTCACCAGACTTCACCATTGCCCAGACATCATCATCGAATACTTTGTAAGCGACAACCCATCCTTCACGGTCAGACTGGATACCTAGAGAATCACCAATTTCTTTAGTGATCGGGAGTGAGTGTACAACGACACCTACTTGATCCCCTGTGTGCATAGCCTTGCCGACTCGCACATGCTCCATAAATTCATTAACAGCTTTCACAAGAGTGTCAGCCTCTATTACATCACCTTGTCGGTCTACTACAGCTTCACCCTTTTCGGTTACTACTGAAGCCCAACCATAGACTAATCGTTGTTCGTCGTCAGTCTTAAGGATCTTACCTTCAATATTTGCTTTAGTCATATCACTCACCGATGTATTAGCTTCCCACATACGACATGACCAATAGCCAGCCGTTGTTTTATCTTTCTTTGTATCGCAAGAGTGCCTAGAGCGGAAATTGGCTCTTGCTTTAGGGTCATCTCTTCGGATCTCCATATTAGGATCTCCAAATGTAACTCTCTTAACCTTACCACCAGACTGTACAAAGACTTCAAACTTCTTGTTGCCCCCTTTGATGCGTCTAGGCTTGTTTAGAGTGACTTTCTCTCCTTGATAGTCAGCCTTAGCAAACTCTGTCTTCATTACTTCAGCTACAATGGCTCTGAGAGCCTCTATGCGGTCCACTGAGGGCTGTTCAGCATCTTCTGGGACTTTACCCCCCATATAAGCCATGTAAGCCTCGTGTGAGGCCGCTGGCATGTAAACAGCTTGACCTTGGTAGTCGTATACGTGAGTTGCTCCATCTAAACCTAGATCCATAGACCTAATTCTAGCTTCAGCTTCAGTTGTAAATACGTCTGTTGCGTATTGTCCTTTTAAAATACTCAATGGTTTGGCCTCGCATTATCTACTAAAATTAAATCAAAGTTGCATGATACTCGTGTGCCAGCACTTTCAACTTGATAGGCAATCATGTCTATGTCAGTTTTCTCAGGAAAGTGTAGCGGTATAGTGAAATCATATCTATAATTATTCTCGTACACCTCAGTTAAGTGTCTAATCCTAAAAGACCTACCAAACTCTCTTGCGTACAACCTACACTGAGCGTCCTTACCTTTGTTTGTAGAGAAGTCAAGATTAAGTAGATAAGCGGTGAACCCAGCAGGTACTGTATAAACAGCCATTAGGGTCTGAGCTAATTCAGCATCAACCTGAGCTACTATAGTACCTGTAGCACTTGTGGTCCTAGCTGTAACAACACCTGAGTTAACAGTGCCGTGATTGTATTCTATACGATAAATACGCTTGAACTGCTTAACTGTAGTAACTGCTGTAGTACCACTCATCTGAATAGACTCAGTTATAGGGAGGTAATTCTCATCGAGTCCCTCAAGGAGAACAGTATCTGTATCAGTATTGTCTGTTGATATAATATACAAAGTCTCCGCAGTGTCTAGAGCAGACCAAGGATAAAGACCTCCAACACTCCAGACACTTTCTGGGTCAGAGTTAATACCTATATCGAAATTAGCACCGAATTTCTGCACTGACGAATAATAGTTAACATCTCCCTGAGCTATAGCTAAAGGATCGTGTTGATATATAAGTCTTGACCAAGTTGTCATTTATAAATCCTTTAGTTACAGCCATACTCTTTGTGGAGCATCAGGTGTCACACCATAAGATGTGTCTAATGTTTCTACAGTTTCTCTAACTGCATCACCTACTAATCTAATGTTCACATGCCAGCCTGTCATAGCTTGCATCTCAGGATACTCCATGCCCTCATCATCTGTCAGGGTGTTACCTGTAGGCTCATATAACGTACCTACAACGTCGATAGAGTAGTCT